ATTATTTAATATTAGTTACAACTTTACTCCAATCAAAAGATTTTTCTTCTTCTGTAGGTTCAATTATTTTTTTAACGTCTAATGCTTCTACATTTAAACTTGCAATTTCAGAAAGTTGTGAAGTTAAAAACTTATGTCTCATTTCAAGTGAATATAAACTATCATCTGTACGACTTCCATTTCCTAAAGCCTTAACAATAGTGTCCATTTCTTTTGTAATAGTAGTGATAACCTTAGTTTTTTCTTCTGATTTACCAACTTCTAATACTGGAGTCATTTCGTTAGCACCAAATGTTACTGCTGAACCTTCCCAAAGTGCTACCTCTGAAACTAAGTAATATCCACCACCATCTTTAGCTTCGTCTTCAATCCACTTAATCTTATCAGCTAAATATTTAAAACCAATAGAATGCTCACGAATAATTCCATCTTGATAATCGCATAAAGCATCGTTACCTAAAGTAGAACTTCCAAGTTCACCTACAGCATATAATCCGTTTTCGTCTTCCTTAAGTTCAACGAACTTTCCTATTTGCATTTTCCAATCATGGTGTCTTAGGAAAGCAATTTTTCTATTTGAAGAAGAATCACAACCTCTTTCTTGTAAAGATTTAGAAAAGGCACCTTTTACAATCATATCTTGGTCGGAATCAATGTTCCCAAAATGTGCTAAATACATTGCTACCTTACGTGATTTTGCATCAACATCCTTAATTTCTAAAGAATGTGATTTAATTTTATAGGTAGAATTAAGTTTATTATTCATATTTACTTAAATTTGTTGTACAAATGTAAAAAAATTATTATGAGTAACCCTTCTTTTTGGAATGCTTTTTTCGGAACACCTATAAATAATAATCAACTTAGGGAAATAAATACCCTATTAGATACAAATAGAGCATATCAACATGACTTCTATGGTAAGAAAGTGCCTATCTGGATGAATACTGAAAAACCATTTCAAGCATACGTTGAAATACCAGAATTAAGAACTGTTGTCGATAAAAAGGCTCAAATGCTTTCCCAAGGTCGCCCAAGGCTTGTAAAAGAGGATGGAACGGAAGTAGAAAAACATTGGGTACTTGATTTAATTAAGAATCCTAATCCAATGCAGACTTGGCAGGACGTAATGTATTCTATATCTGTAAATGATAGTTTATTTTCTACTGCTTTGTGTTATGCACCAAGAAGAAGTTTTGGAATAGTTAATTTATTTGTTCCACTTGCTAGACATAAGGTTCAAATCAATACTTCGGGTAGAACTCTTAAACAAATGGATAAAGGTGGTCTTATTAAAGACTATACTTATAACTATGAAGGTGAAAAACCAGAAACATTAACAAATGAAGAAGTTGTTATCATTCAAACTACGGATGGTGTTAATATTTTAGATTCTATATCAAGAATTGAGTCTTTAAAGTACCCATTATCTAATATTAAGGCACAATACAATAAACGTAACATACTTTTAGAGAACATTGGTGCTATTGGTATATTGTCTGCTTCAAACTCTGACTTAGGTGGTGCTTTACCAATGAGTCCAGAAGAAAAAGAACAAATACGTAAGGATTGGTATAATAGAAGTAAAGACGAGATCATTATTTCTGAAAACGATGTTAAATGGACACCAATGTCTTATCCTACTAAGGATTTAATGTTATTTGATGAACTTAAAGCTGATAAACTTGCTATTATAGATGCTTTTGGTCTTAACTACTATATTTTCTCTAACGAAAGTGGTTCTACTTACTCTAACGTAAACTATGGTGAGAGATTGTGTTATACTTCCACTATCATTCCGGAAGCTGAAAGAATTTATAATAACATCACTGAACAACTTGGATTAGACAAAGAAGGATTAAGATTAGTTGCTGACTATGGGCATTTACCAGTATTACAAGACGATATTCTACAAGAAGCGCAATCAATAGATTATAGAGCATCTGCCCTTATTAAGATTGAATCTGAATTAGGAATTAAATTAAGTGATGAAGAAAAGAAATTATTTCTTCGATTAAAGAAGGGAGTAAATAAATAAGTATATTTGCAACGTGTGGATAGGTTAGAGGTAATTGGCTAACTGAACACCGAAGCGTTAACGGCTTCCACACTTTCTTTTTTAACGCACATTTTTAACGCAATACACCATGACTAAAAAGGAATACTCTAAACTTCTTACTTCTTCTAAATGGAAGAATAAAAGAAAAATAATATTAAAAAGAGATTTAAATGTTTGTCAAATTTGCTCTGTAGTAAAAGACATTATGCACGTTCATCATAAATATTATGTTGTAAATAAAAAACCTTGGGAATATCCAGATACAGCATTAGTAACATTATGTGAGGAATGTCATTCAGAAGTTCATAATACTACAAAAATACCAGTACACGACATAGAATTAAATACAATAACTTATAAGCCTGCAAAAAAGAAAGTAAATAATCCTATAGGGAATAAAAAAATTAATGGTGAAAAATATAGGAATAAATTAAAAACAATAAAAAATACAGAAAGAAAAGAAAAGTTTAACTCTGTATTTCCACCAAAAGAACATACAATAGGCAGAACTCCTGCTAGATTAATAAAAAAACCTACCGAAATTAATCAGTAGGTTTAAAAAAAAAGAATCAAAAGTAGTTAGCACCGAAAGAAAAGAAAGAAAAGCACTAATAACTGTGTAAATATACTCTTTTTTTATATATCAAGTCTTTTAAACAAAGATTTAATTAACATTGACAATCCAGCCAAGCAATCTGGAGCATCATCATTTTTCATTTTACCTTCCTTACTAAAAGATAGTAGGTTTGTCATAAACTGGTGATAATCATTATTATTTTCATATTTTACAAAGACAAAGGCATTATTTATACTTGCTGATTGCATAATTATCCTTGTCATCTTATTTTGTGTGTTATGCACTTGTAAAATCTTAGTTCTAGTTTGTTTTTGAAGTGTTCTAGCAAAGACCGCCCCCATTGCGTTACTTTCTACGCGACAATATGAAGTTCTGTATCTATTTAACTTTTCTGCAATCAAAGGAATGGTTACATCGGTATTATTTTTGTTAAAACAATAATCTGCAATGTAAATTGTGCCATCAATAATTACTGCTAGTGCCATAGCCGTATAATCTGCTCCTTGGTCTGATACATCGACATAAGCAATACTTCCCGCACTCCTACCTTTGATGAGGTTAAAGTCTGCTTCGGTAATAGTTCGTAGATTAGAAAATAAACGTCCTTTTAAATCGACTGGTTCTTGCATATACTCTGCACTCCAAATATCTGGATTGATTTTCTTACGGATCATCTTATATTGGTCTGTAGACATTACATCGGCACAAAAAGTTTCTTCATTTGCATCAAGTGCAGGAATAACAATAGATTCATCATAACTACCTTCTTGAAAATTCTTGCCTATAACGTCATTTGTAGACCATCTTGTACCAATATCAATCTTAGCACACGTTCGTTCAAGACGAGAGTCGTGAGTGCCTTCTTTCCATTGTAACACCCTATCATTGGTAACATCGGATAGTGCATCCTCAATACCACGATACAAGTCATCGGTAATAGCAAGTTTTGTAGCACCAAAACCGATAATTGTTCCACCTACACCAGCACCAAAATAACCTACTTGACGAGATTGGTTAGTATTCCAACCATTAAGGTTTGCTTTATCATTGGAAATACTTACTTCTGGAAATACTGAATTAAACTTTTCTGATTTTAACACTTGACGCACATCGTAAGAGAACTTTTGATATAGAGTTCCGGTACAAGTATTACGCATTACAGATTCAGAAGGATTCCTACCTAAAGTCCAAGCACAAAACAAAGTTGTTATATATGATTTTCCTCCCCTTGGTGGTACTGATACTGATAAAGAGTTAATCTTACCTTCTTCGATTCTTTGGAAGGCTCTAGCGACACGTTGTAAGAATTTACGTTTAAGAAAGAAATCTTTATCGTAGAATTTACAAAACTCCCAAAAGTCATCTTTGCCTAACTTGGCTCTAAGATGGTATTCCAGTGCTTTCCTCGCTTCTTCCTTCGTTGCTGTCTTCTGCTCCTTCTCCGAGGGCAAGTTCTTGTTCTCTAAAGTAGTCTGGTTCGTCATCGTCATCGTCA